TACAAAGCAACTCATCAACACGATTGAGATTATATTATCTATTGCAATCATCTTACATAGATGAGATCAACAAATATCTTGAGTGGGATAAAATGACACACAAGTTGACTAAGTGTGCTTTGGCAGTTATCATTAACAAGGTAATACGCAAAACAAACAATGTAGATAAGATGTTTAAAGAGTTAGTTAAGTTTGCTCTGTACCTTAATACAACTATGCCACCATACTTAAACACCACAAAGGATAACGTAGTTACATATTACAATCAATTTGTTAAAAATAAATTAAGCACGATTAAATGACTTACACAAAAGATATTAAGACACGATTAGAGAAAATCATTAAAGAACACTTAGGTATAGATATAACTGAGAACAATCGTAAGCACAAAGTAGTAAAGGGTAGGATGATCGCTTATAGAATAATGAGAGAGCAGGAAGTGATTAAAAGGCATATCTCAGAATCATTTAAGCAAAACCACGCAACAGTGCTACACCACCTGAATAGGTTTACCCATTACTACAAACACGATAAAGATTTTAAAGCAGACTTTGATAAAGTGTATAACATATTCTACAATATAAAGGACGAACCGATAGAGATGGTTGCAAAGCGAATAGAGAACCCTTTGTACTCACTTATAGATCAAGTGCCTGAGGAACGCAGAAACGATGTTAAAATACGCTTAGAAGCTATGTTAGTAGGGTTTAATATACAACCGAGAAACCAACAAGCGACTATATACGATGCAAACGCAATATCAGTAGAATGATAACAAACGAGGACTGTATGGATTTAATGGCAAGGTATGAGGATAACTACTTCGACCTTGCTATCGTTGATCCACCTTATGGCATTGAGGTAAACAAAATGCAATTAGGGAGTGGTAAATATAAAAACAAAGGCAAACAATGGGATAGTGAAACACCAAAACAAGAATTTTTTGACGAGCTATTTAGGGTGTCAAAGAATCAGATTATATGGGGTGCAAACTATATGATTGATAAAATAAAAAAGCCATCAATGGGTTGGGTGTATTGGGATAAGATGAATGGTACAAGTGATTTTTCTGATGGCGAACTTGCGTTCACATCTTTTAATAGAGCTTTACGTTCATATAAGCATCATTTGTCAATGGACAGAAGTCAAAGGTTTCATCCTACACAAAAACCAATAAAGCTGTATGAATGGTTGCTTATGAATTATGCAAAAGAGGGCGATAAAATACTCGACACCCATTTAGGAAGTGGCTCAATAGCCATAGCGTGTCATAATTTAGGATATGAGCTTACAGGGTGCGAACTCGATAAAGATTACTACGAAGCTGCCATGAAGCGAATAGAACAGCATAAACAACAGCAAAGACTATTCTAATGATACACATGATACGATATTACAAACATTGGAAAACAACAACTAATGACCCTAAGATATTAAAGTATTGTGATAGAATGATAGAACACTTTAGTAGTGAAGATAGACCTAACCTTAGATACAAACGACTATGATACTATATATGGACTTAAGTGGGTTCTTAACAACAGCAGTACTATGTTCTTTCTGTTGGTTTATAGGATACCTAAAAGGATATGAAGATGGAAAGAAATAACTTTATATGCCTTGACGATGAATTTAGCTACTCACGATGCGTGTTTCAATGTAACGACTGCGCACTATACGAAAAACAATTAGATGAAACGAAAAAAGACAAGAGCAGAAATAGATAAGGATATTAAGTTTATCCCTATGCCTGAATGGCAGAACACTTATCAATATCACAGAACAAACAAACGTGCGTTATACGTAGATCAAAATAAGAAACGATGAAGCAAAAGAAGTGGACACAAGCACAAAAGATTGAGCAGATAGAAAGAGCTACAACAAAACTCTACTTAATGGTTAATCAATTAGCTAAAGAGGTGCAGGAATTAAAAGAGAAAAAATGACAGTAACATATTTACGAGCTAAAGATATCAACTTTAGAAAAAAAGCAGTTGATATAACTCTATCCTTAGATTCAGACTATTGGGATAATGAACAGGAAAAGATATACGCAATTAAAAAACTGATTAATTCTATAATTGAACTTACAGGCGATGAGAGTATATACAGAGAAGTGTTTGAACTTGACTATGAAAATTTATTTGAGAAAATAAAGATAGAGGGTAAGTACAAATTCAAGAGCTAAACAAAATCCTAAATAATTACGTTATATAATTGATTAAACAATCTTTTTCAATTATGGATGGTAGAGCTTCAAATGGTGGCGCAAGACAGGGGGCAGGTAGAAAGCCCAAAGCAGACGAAGCTAAATTAGTAGAACGCTTAGATGCGATTATAGATAGTGATACAGCTCTCGCAAAATTAGGGGAACTTGTAGCAAAAGGCGATATGAGAGCAATCCAATTATATCTCAGCTATCGTTATGGTAAGCCAAAAGAGAGTATGGATATAAACTCATCTGAGGGGCTAAATATAAACTTTAAGGACTTAATTAAGTTTGTCGATTAACATACATAAGAAATACCTACCTATATCAACAGACGATAGTAGATACTTTGTTGTAACAGGTGGTAGGGGTTCAGGTAAGTCTTTCTCAATAAATGCTTTGCTTGTTATACTTACCTATGAGCGAGGGCATACAATCCTATTTACACGATACACATTAACATCTGCACGTATCTCTATTATCCCTGAGTTTATAGAGAAGTTAGAACTGATGGATTGTATTGCAGACTTCCACGTAACAAAGGACGAAATAATAAATAGAAAATCAGGAAGTAAAATAATCTTTAGGGGTATCAAGACAAGCTCAGGCGACCAAACAGCAAGTTTAAAATCACTCACAGGTATTACGACTTGGGTGGTAGATGAAGCAGAGGAACTAACAGACGAGCAGAAGTTTGATACTATTGACTTATCAGTAAGACAGCAAGGCAAACAAAACAGAGTTATCCTGATACTCAATCCTACAACTAAAGAGCATTTTGTCTATACACGATTCTTTGAGGATAAGGGTGTACAGGAAGGTAGCAATACGAGTAAAGAAAACACCACATACATTCACACTACCTACTTAGATAACCTAAACAATCTATCTGAAAGCTACATAGAGCAGATAGAACAAATGAAACAACGCAGACCTGAAAAATACAAACAACAAATGTTAGGTTCGTGGATGAGTAAAGCTGAGGGTGTGATATTTGATAATTGGACTATTGGGGAATTTAAAAAGAAGGGTGTAAGCGTATGGGGGCAGGATTATGGTTTTGCTGCTGATCCATCAACCCTTGTAGAAACAAACATAGATACAGATAACAAAATAATCTATTTAAGGGAATGTTTTTACCTGCCACGCCTTACAACCTCACAGATAGCACAACTCAATCTTAAACACGCTAAGGATGGTCTTATCGTAGGCGATAGCGCGGAGGTACGACTACTACACGAAATAAAAGCCAAAGGTTGCAACGTAAAGCCATCAATCAAAGGGCAGGGTAGTGTTACCTATGGTATCTCTTTATTGCAAGACTACGACTTAGTAGTAAGCCCTGATAGTACAAACCTAATTAAAGAGCTGAATAATTACAGATGGTTAGAGCGTAAGTCAAACACACCAATAGATGCGTATAACCACTTAATAGATGCGATTAGATACAGCGTAGGGTATCAACTGCAAAACCCCAACAGAGGTCAATACGCTATTCGCTAAAATCATTTTTTTTTACGTTATATAAGTATGAAAGTAGATATAGAAATCCCTGAATCACTTAATGAGATAACCTTAGACCAATATCAGAGATATCTAAAGATACAAGATAACAACGAGGACGAGAAGTTTTTAGCTGTTAAGATGATAGAGATATTTTGTGGGATACGTGGCGATCACGTCCTGCTTATGAGGGCTACTGATATTAACAGCATAGTGCAAATATTGACTGAGATGCTAAACGATACACCCAAGCTGCAAACCATGTTCAAGATGAAAGGTACGCAGTATGGGTTTATACCTAAGTTAGATGATATGAGCTTTGGCGAATATATAGACTTAGATACGTTTATAGGCGATTGGAATAATATGCACAGAGCTATGAATGTTCTATACAGACCAATTACGAATCAGTATGGCGATAAGTACAATGTAGAGGATTATAGCGTAGACAACGCAGAGAAGATGAAGGATATGCCTATGAGTGCAGTATTGGGTTCTATTGTTTTTTTTTACAATTTAGGGATGGACTTATCGAAAGCTATGCTGAACTATTTGGGGAACGAGGAAATGAACTTAGCTCTGCATCTAATTTCGGACGAAAATGGGGGTGGTATCAATCACTTTACGCACTCGCTCAGGGGGATATTGGACGATTTGAAGATATCACTAAATTAAATGCTCATCAATGTTTATATGCCCTAAGTTTCATGAAAGACAAAGCAGATTTAGAAGCAAGACAAATAAAAAGTAAATTCAATGGCTAATCAAGGTGCAAGAGGGTTTTATCAAATAACCAACACAATCAAAGACCAATTACTCGCTGATGATAACATCAATACAGTTACCACAGGCGATATAACAGATATTGACCTAAACAAACAAACCATCTTCCCTTTAGCCCACATTGTAATTAATAACGTAACATTGGAAGAGCAGGTACTTAGATTTAGTATGAGTATCCTTACAATGGACGTAGTAGATCAAAGCAAAGACGCAGTAGTAGATGTGTTTAGGGATAACGATAATGAGCAAGACGTACTTAACACTCAACTTGCTGTTATTAACAAAGTAATACAGGTGCTTAGGATAGGTACGTTATACACATCTAAATATCAATTAGATGGCGATCCAAGCTGTGAACCCTTTTATGATAGGTTTGAGAACTCTGTTGCAGGGTGGGCAACAACCTTTGACGTGCTTATAGAAAACGATATTAACGTATGCAGCTAAAAGAAACACAGACAGCTCTCAGAGCTTTTGGTAAGTATGTAGTGCAACAGGCACGAACAAACCTTACTAAAGGCAAAAAGAATACATCAAAAGAGTTGTACGATTCTATTGGCTATACCATAGAGGAAGTAAGTAAGGGGTTTAGACTTTACTTTGAAATGGAAGATTATGGTATGTTTCAGGACAGAGGTGTTAAGGGTGTACGTGGTGGTAAGTCTTTAAGCAACTTTAGTTACAAGCAATCATCTAATCTTGTAGGGTTAGAAAGTGCCACAGGTACGTTTGGTAAGTGGGCATCTGCAAAGCGAATACAATTTAGAGATAAAAAGGGTAGGTTTTTGAGTTATAAGCAGACAGGGTTTGCACTTGCTACGATTGTGAAGAACTATGGTATTAAGCCATCTCTGTTTTTTACCAAGCCCTTTGAGAAAGCATTTACTAACCTACCCAAAGAATTACAAGAGCAATTTGCTAAAGATTTAGAAAACTTAATATAATGGCTACAAAGATAAACGTAAGAAGCCCCTTTTACATAAAAGCAGAAGATAGCAGTTTAGCGAGTGCTACAATGCAGTTATACATTTACACAGGTGTACTAACAACAGACAAACCTGCTTCCCCTCAATACACAATCACAAAAAACGAAATAGACAGTAATAACTATGTGGTGTTTGAGATCAGCGAACTTGTAAGAGATTATCTTGATATAGAGTTTGATGGCGAATACGATAGCCAAACAGTATGGGTAGAATCCGATATAACAATGTATGACGCTGTTGATGGTGGGGGTTCAAGCGTAGGAACAAGCAATACAGACTATATAGCGTTTGATGGTTATGGTTACTTTCATGAGGGTACGAATCCTGAGCTATCAAGAGGGTTGCTACTATCAAACAATACTATATTCAGACTAAACGATAGCAACGTAAGAATACCTGTATTTACAGAGGACACAAATAGCGTTGCATTTTACTATCAAGGGGTTGAGAAACGAAGCATAACAATTAGCAGCTCTACAAACACAAACGGACAGATAGATTATGTTACAGTTAGTGGCTCTGATAATACAGACACCTATGAGGAAAGAGTTGTAGCTGATGGTGGTACACTTGAATCCTCTAAGTGCTTAACAGACTTCCTCAATCAAATAGATATAGGGCTTGTTGATGAGGTTTATGTAGCAACAGACGATAGCACAGAAGTAGTCAAGATATTCAGCACAGAGGAATGTAAATACGAACCTTACAAAGTTACATTCGTAAATAAGTATGGTGCTTTGCAAGACTTGTGGTTTTTTAAGAAGTCAGTAGAATCCACAAACGTAACATCTGAGCAGTTTAAAGCATCTATATTCGACCAATCTACCCTAAGCTACAAAACACACAAACACCAACAGCAATCATTCTTAGCACAGGGTAAAGATAGAATCACAATGAATACAGGATACGTCAATGACGATCATAACGCTGTATTAGAGGAACTATTATTAAGTGAACAAGTGTGGTACACAGAGATAACAGAAACAGAAGAGAAAGTAACACCTGTTATCCCATTAACTAAGTCAATCACATACAAGACAAGTGTAAACGACAAATTAGCAAACTACACAGTAGATTTTGAACACGCTTTTGATAAGATAAA